ACATCTTCCAGCGTCAGTTTCCGTGACTCGACAAATTGTGCGTCCTGTTGGCTGAGACCGATGGCCTGATATTCCATGCCTTCTTCGAGGACAAACACCTTGAACGCATTTGATGAACCGCTGAACCCGTCCTTGATGCTGGCCTGGATCTGGTTCGTCTGTTCCGGTGTCAATTTGGCCGGATGCCGTAGCGCCCCGCTGAAGGTTGCGCCGTTTCGATAAAAGGCGCTTTCAAAAGACTGTTGCGCCAGCGCCAGCCCGACGGTCTGACGGGCAATCGAGATCGGTGACAGGCCGGTGAACCCGTCTGTACTGCGATATCGAAGGTGCGTGACTTCATCCTGCGTATATTTTTCCGTACCACCGCGTTCAGGCGTGAGTTCATATCTGACTCTGCCATTCATCAGCTTGACGGGATGCATGTGCGATGGATGCACCGGATGCAGTGCCGTCACCGCGCCACGACCATCCAGTTCTTTCAATGCATAGCCGTTGCCGGTCAGCAGGCAGGACGCCACGAACTGTTCTCTGAATTCCATCGCCGTCTGCACCTGGTTCGCCTGATCATGCAAGACGCGGTATAACGGGTGCATGGTGTCAACCAGCCTGCCACCGTCGTCTGTGCGGCGATAGGGTGACAGGGGCAGGCTGGCGACGGTCTCTGCGATCAATTGAACGCAGGCGTGAACAGCAGGAACGCCGGTGGCCGTTTCAGCACTGACATACTCACCGCTAGCATTAGCCTTGAGCCCTAAAAATTCGGACAAGTAAGGATCTCGGCTAGTGACCGTCTGCGCTCTGCTTTCCCAAAATTTCCAATTCATATTGTCTCCAGATATCGCTGTGCATGTGCCAGTCGAACCGGAACATAAACATGTTGTTGGAGATTCCGCTTCGCCACCGTGGTATCAGGATAGGCCGGAACGCTGGTGATCGTGATTTCATGCAGGCTCACGTCTAACAGGCTGCGATGCGGCTTGCCGTTGACCTCTGTCCAGTGATCGCCGCCCTTCGGGATCGTGAAGGCGAAAGAGGCCCCGGCCACATCGCGACGTTCAACCAGGACCGCCAAATCTTTGGCCGTCTGGGTTGGCGGGAGATCCACTTCAAAAAACAGGCCGCGCTGGTTTTCTTGCAGACGCAAAGTTCCTGCACCAACGCGACCAAGGACAGATTTTCTGTCGTGATCGTACAGGGCCATGATGTGATCAGCATCAGCCAGGGAGCGCGAAAACGCTCCCGGCTGGATGCTCTCGGTGAACCCGCCCAGGTCACGTGACATTGCATTGAATACCGCACAATAACCTTCCAGCCTCCCGCTGGACGGTGCGCGGAGTTCAATGGCTGGACGTGTTTCGAGTGCGCCGTTCATCAGGTCAGAACCATGTCTGTGCTTGCGCAGAAGCTTTGCGCGTGACGAACAGCAACATCGCAATCTTGAAAGGCGTTGATCTTCACGCCGCCCTTGCTATAGACATCGGTATGGTAGGGATTCACCAGGATGTCCACGCCGGACCAATAACCAATCAGCAGGCTGGACCAGTCGGCAAAAATCAGCGCGCCCGTCACCAGCGGTGAGCTGGTCGGATCACCAAGGATCTGCGTTGACGTTCGCAATTGATACCCGGCCAGGCTGTTGGGATCTTCCTGAATGAAACGGCTGTCTGTGCTGCCGACTCTGACCGTGCTGCGCATCTTTTTTACGCACCAGGGAGAAGTCAGTCAGCCCATGCCGGATGAATCAGCATTATTGCTTTCGATGTCAGCAATGTGATCAAGCACCTTGGCCCAGGTCGGAGCGCCGGCGAACGATACAGAACCGATGCCGGCAGTACCCAATACGCCGATAGGCTGTGCGCCGTTCGGTGAGGCTGCGCCGGTGCCATAGATCGCAGCCAGGTCAATGGCGGTGGCAATCTGGTTCGCCAAATCATTGCGCACCAAATTTTCGACGCTTGGTACTGCGTTGATCAACATTCTCCTGCTGTATTCAACTTCAGCGCCCACGGTTTTGGGTGCCAGTTCAACGGTGCTGAAAGTGTGGTTCGATTCGGTGAGTGCGCCATGTTCCGCGACCCAATACGTTGTGGCTGATCCGGTCAGTTTCGGGATGTCAGGGTTGCCCACCACACCATCAAGGACGGTGGCACCCAGCGCCTGCACCTGGAGCTTGGCACGCAGGCGATCAATGTAGAGATCAGCCCGATGTGGATCAGGCACCAGGTTGCCACCGCTGCCGGTGGTCAGCACGTCGCGTTTTTCGAGGAACACTTCATGCGGCACCAGAATGCCCTGTGGCGTTTTGCCGGATCGACGGGCCAGTTCCTGACTGACCTCATGCTCCCGGCCTGCGTCTACACTGCCCGGTTCCAGGCGTGCGGCAATGGCCTTGGTGATCTGGAAACTACGGCAAGCCTGGTCGAAGGTGCCGTCATGGCCGCGCTGCGGCTGGTTCGGGTCCGTTGCCATGCTGCGTTCTGCATCGGCGATGACTTCAGCCCGTTCGAGTTGCCCTTCGATTGATTTCAACTGTCCACGATACTTGTCGAAGGCTTTCGACTCTTTCGCGTTCAGGTCCCTTTCTTCTGTTTCTGCCAGCGAAGTGATGGCGCGCATTCCATCTACAATTCCGCTGCGTCGTTCTTTAATTGATTGGATATCCATTAAATATTTCCCTTTCAAAACTGGAGATCAGCGTCAACGGGGGTGATGACGCTGTTCTCCCCAATGTCACAGGCGATTGCCTGAGACCCCTAAAATTGTGCTGCCGCTGCTTCGTGCTCGAATGACCCGCTTCCCGCTTAACAAGGAAGCGAACGCCTCGCGGAACACGATGCATTTGAGGACCGGCAGCGGGACCCGCACAAGGTTTGCGAGGCGTCGAACTCAATGTGTTTCTCCCTCTTCGCCTTGAATCAGCTTCAAGGTCGTTTCGATGACCTCCATGATCAGATCGTCAACGCTAAAGATTGAAAATATGATTGGCTCATACTTACTAAAAAGTTCTTCAAGTTCTTCGTACTCGTAAATTTCCGCTTGTGTATAGTCACCCTCTGGATTAAGTGCTATCAGCATCTTCATGCCTTCTTTGTCTATCGCCCTATGAAGCAATTGCACGGCCCGCGTTTTAATTCGTTGGACAATCCACCCGATTGTAGGAGTAGAAATTGGCATTCCAATGCTTTTCAATGTTGTAACAGCACGAATGACCAGGATGTCCTCAGCCGTGTACAAACGCCTTGCACCAGGCCGTCCGCGTTCCATCAGGTTGATGAACGGCATCTGTTCACGGCTGTTCCATTGCCGGAGTTGCCCGTAAGAGATTCCAGCAATATCAGCGGCCTCCTGTTGAGTGAATGAAGGCGTCGTGAACCAGATCGTCCGCGCTCCAAGGTCCTCCCAAATTTGCTGAATTGAAGGTTGTTCTGTCTTTTTCGTGGCCTTCTTTTTTGCAACTTTCTTGATCATTGGATTCGCCAGTTGTGTTCCCTGAGTGAATAGAATAGCACAGATCGAACATACTTGTGACAGTTGTAACACGGAAAAATTATGACCACAAGTCGAGCAAAAATCCTACATACAAACAGGCCAGGATCAGGCAGGCTAGACACATCCACTGTCCGCGCATGCTGGTGGGCCCCGGACAGAAATGGCCGGGGCTTTTTGTTTATGGTGAAGAAAGGGGTCGCCAGTGATTGACGGCCCCTAAATTTCTGTTACTGCTTAGCTAATTTCCCGGTTTCTTTCAACTCACATGCGCCAGAATCGCTACGGGGTACATAACGTCCCAACCACGGTCATCCACCCCATGGTGCCGGCACCAGCCATCCAACCCGTGGCGCCGTCGTATTGACCCGTGCCTCCCGTGATTTTAGAGTGCGAGCCCCATCCTACCGCCGCACCCCCGTGCCAGACTCCGGTCTCTTCCGTGAAGAGCATTCCCTTCTTAGTTTCGAACACGCCGAATGAGTATGTTATTGAGACCACCCAAGTGGTGCCCATATCGGCGTCTGGAACGTCAAGGTCCCACCCATTAAACGCTGGCGATGCGATGAAACGTTTTCTGCCAGCGAGGGTGCCCAATGAGGGCCTTTCCATGCACCAATAGAAAGTCATGCCGTCCAGCTTGCATTCTGGATCATCCTCAAGGAATACGTCTACCGCTCCAAGCTGCCCGTGAATAGGCTTGCACTGTTCGGCCATCGCCGTAGCTGCTACCAAAGACAGCATAAGTACTAAAATGGAATATAAAAAATGACGTTTCATGGTGTCTCCTCCGTTTAAATTGCTCTAAAACTGCTGGCCTACTGGGCAGCGGCACTATCAAAATAGGAGGTTATTGGATTTTTCTTTGCGGACTTATT